TAATAATAATAATAATAATAATAATGATACTAATATAATTAATACTATACATACTATAATACATAAAATACCATATAATCACTGTATTAATTTCTTCTAGCGAAGAAAAGAATACAGTTTCAGTAAAAAAGAGTATAAGTGGGGATGTAGTAATACAGGTAGTATAATAGATAGAAAATTATATTAAAAGTGATTCAATATATGTAATATAATTATATGTAAGTAAATGAAATAGAGTAATTTAAAGTAAGATTGTATTAAATGAAATAGAGTATAACTGTAT